GTTTTACTCCTTTACGTACTTGGCGTATTCCTCGAGAGGAACACCTAGCTTTTTGGCAATTGCAACTTGACTTGGTGTCAATTTGACAGTGCGGCGTGCGTTGTTAATACCCGATGATCGGGATGCAGGTGCCACCGTTTGCACGTTCCTGGCGGCTCTGTTAGTTGGCGCTTGCTCTTGGACTACGCCCAGTTTCTGGGGGAAGGCCTGCTTCAAGCGGTTGTCGAGTTCATCATAATACTCATCGCTGCTGCCGTCAAACCCCTCAACTTGGATCAACTGGCGATGAATGCCCCACGCAGCGTGGGTCATGGCAGTGTCGCGGCCATACCAGGGGTTGCGCTCAGCCCATTCCTCGACGCGAGGATCGACTTGTTGCTGCGCTGGAGCCTGAGGCTGCTGGGTAGCCTGCTGGGCAGCAACTTGCTGCTGGTAGTCCCACTCCTGCTGCCGACGCTCGCGCTCCTGGGTGGCGACGGCGAGCTGACTTTGCTCCAGGGTCAGGGCTGTGAGGCGCTGCTGGGCTTCTGTCTCGGTGTCAATGTCGCCCTCTTCACGGGCCTTGCGGATGATCTGCTTGAGCGCCACTACCTGCGTCTGCACGCGGCCGTTGGCCTCGCCCAGGCGCTCGGTGTCAGCGGTCATGTACTGCTGCTCGAGCTGTTGGGCACGGGCCTGCACGCTCTTGGCATATTCCAAGGCTGCCTGCTCACGGCGCTGGGTCTCGCGCAGGCGTGCGGTCAGTTTGTCAATGCGCTTTTTGACGCTATCGCTGTACTGATCGAGCTCAGTGCCAGCGGCAGGGGCCTGGGCTGTTTGCTGAGGCGTCTCAACAAGAGGTGCTTCGGGCTTGTCCAGCACTTCAGCAGCGCCGTCCTCACCGATAGCGACGGTGGCAGGGCTTTCGTCCTCACCGATCTTAAATTGCAAGTCATCACTCATACTATCGCTCCTTTACATGTGCAGAATGTCTTCGGGACTGTTCACGACAGCCAAAACTTCGTCGTCGTTCAACAAACGAATCTCACCGCCGTCGATTGGGATGCGAGCACCCGCATATCGGCCGAAGATGATCCAGTCACCTTGCTTGCACCATGGTCCGGCGGGAAACTTGCTCTCGTCGGCATAGGCCAAGTCGCCCACTTTCAAGACGTAGCCGCACGTAGTGCCAAGCTGCGACCTGCGCTGCGTTTCCTCGGCCAAGACGATGCCGCCTTTGGTCTTTTCCGCGCCGCGATAGGGCAGGATGGCAATGCGCCATCCGGTAGGTTTTGGAATGGTGTCGATAACCGACTGGTCGAGCTTCTCGGGGTCAAACCCGAGCTCGGTGTAAGCGTCTTCGAGGACCGGCTGCTTGTTGGCTGCCTCCTCTGCCCACTTACGCTCCAGGGCGGTCATGTTGATTTCAGGTACTGCTGCGGTTTCCATGGTCTTCCTTTCACTTGAGAAAATCGTCGACATCGTCCGTGACCTTTTTGAGCAAGTCTTTCACGGAGTCTTCGGCCATTCTCAAACCCTCAAGGCGACCCATCATGAAGCGGTAACGCTCCATGTCTGTGATGGTTCCGTTCAGGACAATCTGCTTGGATTGATCCTGGAGTTTCCTGATTTCCTTCAGAACTGCTTCTGCAAATTCGAGCATGGTGATTTCCATGAAAAGCAGACGGTACAAGGCTCCGCCTGATAGCACTCACTCACGAATCAGTATATCTTAACTGGACGGTTTCCGTCCTTTTTCTTCACAATCATTGCAGGGCCTTGCACACCTTTTGGTGTTTTCACCGCACCGCCCTTAGCCATCTTGGTTTTGCCGGCTTTGTCGTACGCGATCGCAGCGGCCTGCTTCACGGCAGCAGCTTTGCTCTTTGGCTTGCTGGTGCCGATCATGCCGTCCTTCTTGTAGTCGCGAACGATCTCTCCGATGTTGGAGCTGATCGTCTTTTGGCTGGAACCTTTTTTAAGCGGCATATTGGCCTCCTGGTTGGTTGAGTTTGGCCTGCTGCAATTGCAGCTTCTGCCGGTTGATCTGGTTGGTCTCTTGCGATTTTTGCTGATCCAGCGCCAAGCGTTGCTGATCGATGTTAATGCGTGCCTGGTCGGCTTGCGCACGCTGGGCAATCTCTTTCTCCTTGAGCTGCACCAGCGGATCGGGGCCCTCGCCGCCTGCAAATGCCTCTTGCATGTCGCGCACCTCTTTGAGGCCCGTTGCGATGCGAATGGCAACCATGCCTTCCTTCTGGATGGCAGAGACCAGACGGTCCGGATCGGTGCCGTAGGCCTTGAACAGGTCAGCTTCGACGTCCTCTTCCGCGCGCAGGCGCACGTGCTCGAGGATGTGCTTTTGCAACTCGGTTGCGGCCAGTGGGTTGGCGTGCAAAATAGGCGATAGACCCATCATCAAGTGCGATGCGATGTGCGCGTCGTGCTGCTGGCCGGCAAAGGCCTTCAACTTCATGCCGTTGAGCACGTCGCTGTTCTCTGACGCTGGATCGCGAGGCGTGTTGGTGTTCTGCGGCAGCAGCACGCCGTCAATGTCGCGGACGTTCAGCGCTGCATACATGCGGTAGTAGGCCTCGTACATGTTGTGCATGTTCGGGGCGCTCTGTGCAAGCTGCAGTTGCATCTGCGCGAGCTGGATGCGCTGGGCAGAGCTGAAGATGTTGGGGTCAGCCACCGGCTGCACCGACACCATCGAGTCAAAATCCCTTTTCTTGATCTTGCGGCTGGCCCCAGGCACGTCGTAGGGGTACTCGTCGGGCAGATACTGGCTGAAGCCCTCGAACAGCAAGCGGAACTCCAACGTCTGCGCATAGTGCAGGCGTTTGTGGATGCTGGACATGACCATGGAGCCGCGCTCGAGCAGCGCCAGCGTCGTTCCGACCTGCGCGTACTGGTTGCCGTCGCCAACTTGCATGTCGGCCGTGCTGGACAGGCGTTTGCCAGAGTCAACCAAGAATCCCATCAGCGCAAACAGCACTTGGCTGGGCTCTTTGTACGGCAGCGGCAGCAAAGACGAGGAAAGTTCCGCGCCACCAGCGTCAATGTCGCGCCATTCGCCTGGTTGGATCGGATCAGAGTCGTCCGCGATCCGCGCTCCCTTGGCTTTGAAGCCTGCAGGCAGGTTAGACAGCGTTCCGGCGTCTGTCAGCTGGCGCAGGGCGCTTGTAGCGGACTTGCTGAGGCCTCCAATCAGGTGTACAAAGCCCAAACCGTAGGCTCCTGGCCCTTCGACCAGCACGTAGTGCACAAAATAGTTGCGGCGGCAGCATTTTTTGTCGTCTTCTTTCCAATTCCGACGAATTCCGACCACCTTGAGCGTGTCTTCGGCCAGTGTGACGACGTATGGGCGCTTGATGCCGGTCAAATTGCCGTCTTCGTCCTTGTCTTCAAAGCCTTTGAGGTCCAAATCGACCAGTTGCTCGAGCAAAAACACCTCGCCGATGTCATCAGTGGGCTGAATGCCGGTGATTTTGTCGACTGCTTCTTGGATTTGGCTCGCATCGGCAGGCGTGGCGTACGTGTCCAAGAAAATATCGAGGTATTCGCCGGCCAAAGCGCGCTTTTTGTACTCGTTGGCGTCCATCGCAATGCGGTGCGTGAGCCGTGGGCATTGGGACACGACGCTTGAGCCGTTGTAGGGGATGTAAACGTCGTCTGCCAGGCACAGTTTGGACACCATGCGGCCCAGTTGGTAGTCGTAGTAGACCTTCTTGAAGGTCGAACCACCGTAGCCAGTGTAGAAAAGCTGCTGGTCAAACTCCGGTGTGTACTCTTCCATCACCGTGGTGATCTGGTAGTTCATGAAATCCTGCACGCGACCGGCTTGCTGGAACTTTTCCACCGTCTCTTTGCCCATGATCTGGCTGCGAACAGGGCCACCAGCAGGCATGAGCTCCTTGAAGGCCTGTGCCTGGAACTGGATGATGGCCTCGGTCAGCATTGGATGGGTCGCGCCTGACGCGCCACGGAAGGGTTTGGTGCGCTCTTCCATGCGAAAGCCCAGCAGATCAAGGCCCTTGGCGTACATCTGCTCCCAATCGGAGCGCGAGCCCTTGTCTGCCTCGAATAAAGTGGACACTTCGATGCCGATTTGGGCCAAGACGTCCGGCTCAATGACCTCGGCCAGGTTGGCGTAGAAGTCAACCTCCTCGGCATCCTTCTCGCCCATCTCAACAATCGCTCCGCCATCCTCTTCGATGATGATCTCAATGTCCGACTGCGGCGCTGGGATGCCTCCGCCGCCGATGATCACCTCAAGCGAGGGCAGTTGGTTCATTGCTTTTTCGATTGCCATGTGTGTTCCTTATTGCGCGTCAAGTTGCCGTAAAAGATTGTCGTCCGCCTACCTCAGCGCTTGAATTGGCACCCCAAAATACAAAGGGGCCAAAACCTCTTCATCTAAAAACACTTTCTGACCCGTGTCTTCAAGCAATTTCTTAATGGTAGGAGGCATGCTGTTTGGACGTAGATTATTCAACAAATCAACTATCTGCGGTGCATAATTTTCAGGAGTGGCATTAGCGGTCAACGGACCGTTGCCGGTGAGCTGTGCAATGGTGTTTTTCTTTGCGTCAGGGACACCGGGCTTGGCGGTCAAATACTCCACCGTGACGTGGGGCACATTGTTATTGTCGTACAGCGAGTACACCTCAGCCTCGCCACTGTCCAACGCCGCACGGCCCTTTTTCAGGCTGCCGTAGGTGGTGGACTTGGCATAACCTGCCACCGAGTTGTTCATGCCTGCGGCAATTGCGCGAACGCCGTCCGGCTTGACTACCTTAACCCATCGAAAGTCATCTCCTGCGGGCAGGAAGTCTTTAACGCCAAAGGTCATGATGTCTGCGGGCGGGACCTTTCCTGCTTCAATAGCCTTCTTAACCAGCGGGATTGATTTCTCAAACCGGTCCACCTGCTGGGTGTTCGCATACGCTTTCTTAAGAAAGTCCGGAAAGCCCATTTGATTGAGCTCATCAGGGTCCATTTGTTCTGCTTGACGCAGCATCTGGGTGGGGCCCAAGCCTAGCATGCGCACGTAATCTGAGCGGATGTCTTGGATAGGCTGTCCCTTGTCAATCGCTACCTGCATCTCCGGCAAGAAATATCCGGCATCAACGGCCTCGCCATAGTCGGGCTGGCGTCCACCTGGCGTCACCATGGCTTCTACAGCCGGGGAGCCGTACAGGCTGGGATAGCGCGCCATGTCGGAGTCTGAGACGTTGCGGCTGTTGACGAACAATGTTTCCGCGATCCGTGGTTCAAGGACCGTGGAGAACAGCGTCGGATTGTCCTTGATCTTCTGGCGTATCTGGGCAGCGACATCGGCCACGCCTGTTGGGCCTTGACCAGGCTTCCTACCGGCGTAAGCCAGTAGTTGGGCGTCAGGGATTTTGTCCAGGTTGGCCTGTATGTTGGCCATGATCTGGGACTGCATGACTCCCTCAACCTCGTCAGTACCCACGCGTCGGGGGACAGTGGACTGCATGCCTAGCATCTCGTCATACGCTTTCTCAAGCAGGCGTAAGGATTCCAAGTCACCCTGCGCCACGCCCTTTTGCAGAGCTTGCGGGAAGGTATCCCCCATAGGCGTGCTTCGCTCAAACTTCAACGCACCAGACAAAATGTCTTTGCGCAACGGGTCGTCAACACTGCCGGCCTGCTTGGTGAAGAAGTCCTTGGCCTTTTGGTTGAACAACATGGTCAACGCCTGACGCTTTTCAGGATCGTCAATGTTGCGGATTTCTTTGAGGATCGGGTCAAACGCCTTGTCCAGGTTGGACAAGATGCCGCCTTCTGTGCTGCGCGATGTTGGGAAGTAGCCGCCTGGTGCACGGGAAACGTACGACGCGCCAGGCACGTTTAGCTGGCGGTTGTACTCTTGGAAGTCCTTGGCCACGTCAGCGGCCTTGTCGCCCACGGCCTTGGCTGCCTTGACACCTGCACGCACAGGCGCTGCAGGGTTCACGGCGCTCGAGCCGATCTCAGCCAGATTGAACAAGGCGCGAGCTGCTGTGCCTTCCTTGGGCGGCTCCTGGCGGATGCCTGCCCTGGTAGCGCGGCGCTTTAAGTCCTCCGAGCCCAGCATCGGCGCTTCCACGTTGTAGCCAAGCGGGCGCATGGCCATGGTGAGCAAATCAACCGGCGCGCCCAAGAGGTTATATGGGGTCTCAGAAATGCCCTGCAGTGCAGCCGCTTCCAGCTCGCCCGCCTTTGTAGAAGACTTGCGGCCGATGCCGGACTTGGGCGTTACAAAGGCTGGACGGCTTGCGGCGTCACGCTCTGCTTGCGAGACCTCGCCCTCCTCAGGCGAGCCCTTGGCGCGGTATTCGGGTTCCTGAGCCTGCTCGTTTTGCGCTTCCAGCTCCACCAGCAGTCGGCGCGCAGACGGGTCACGTACCGTCTTGCCCAGGTACTCCTTCAAGTTGGCCCGTTTTTTCTCGGGGCTTGGTACGGCTGTTGGGAATGGGGCCTTGCCCACATTCTCACCAATTGCCGATGCGTTTTTCATCCGCTCCGCAAAATCATCGGGCAGCTGGCCAGAGCCGAGGTACTTCGCCCGTTCCCTTTCCGTCAATGTCCTAAACGCCGCATCCCGACGAGCATTTTCCAAATCCGTGAACCTCTTCGGCGCACGGCTAGCCAAGAAACGGTCAAGTCCTGCGCGCGCTGCGCCCACAGCACTTTTAACCAAAGGTGCAGCAATCATCTCCGGGTACGAACCTTCAAGGCCCTGCTCGCGTTCAAGCTGAGCCCTGTAAGCAGGGCTGGACATGTCGCCCTTTTCCAGCACGCTGACAAATCCGCCCTTGGCAAAGCTGCGCTTGCTCAAGCTCTTCTTGACAAGGGTCTGGCCTTCAAGGGTAGGCGCGCCGAAGGTATCAGCTCCCAGGCCACGGGCCTTGTTCCGCGCTGCGTTGATCTTGAGCTGGTACACGCGGGCAAGCTCTTCCATCTGCTCACGGGCAGTGCCCATGCTCTTGGTCTCAGCTGCCTCTTGCGCGCTTGGCGGAGCGAAGGCCATGCCCTTAGATGCCGCCAAAGAAGGCATCTTGAGCGACATGTTCTTGTCGGTCTTCGACTCACCGCCCGAGCCCCGTGAAGTGCGCTTGACGGGGCGGCGCATTGGCTCGACCTGGTTGGCTTGTGTAACGTCAGCCAGGAGCTTTTGTGCATTGTCAAAAAGGGCTGCGCTCGAGTCCTGGTCCCCGCTCATCTGCTGCTGCAGGTACTCGTTAATCGAGTCGCTGTTCATGACCTCTCCGCCGTCCTTGAAGAACGCAGGCATGGCCGGGGCCGCGACTACGTTGCCAAGGCGATCGGTGCGAGTGCCAAGGACGTCTGAGAGCTGTGCATTCTGGCCTGCGATCCGAGAGGTCAGCTGACCTCTTCTGATTTCGTCCTCTGTGGGCAGCGTCGCGCCAGCGACCACATTGCCCATGCGGTCGGTCGTCGTGCCAAAAGCGCCTGACAGCTTCTTGTAGCTGCCCAAGGTGTGAGGGTCCAAGCCTCCACTTCTTCTCATGCTCCCTTGAGGCGCAGGCTGGATGAGTCCGGAAGGTCCGCGCATATCAGGTGGGTTGATCCAAGACATCTCGCGCCTGAGCACCTCGTCTTCAAAGGCGTTCGGGCCTGAGGACAAGGTGAATGGTGCGGGGGCCACGGACCCTGGTGGGGGCGACGTGGGCATCGCAGGCGTCGGCTGCTTTGGCAGCATGACTGTAGGGGCGAACGGTGGCGGCGTCACTGGAAGCCGAATTGGAATGTTGGTGACGTCCGTAGGTGGCGTTGGCGTGACAACAGGTGGTGTCGCGATTGGCGGCGTCACCACAGGTGGAACGACCGGTGGTGTCACAACGGGTGGAACAACGGGCGGTGTCACCACTGGCGGGACGACCGGAGGAACGGGTGGTGGGGGAGGCGATACCGGCGGCGTCACGGGTGGCGTCACCACAGGTGGAACGACCGGTGGAGGCGTTACAACTGGAGGCGTCACCACAGGTGGAACGACCGGTGGAGGCGTTACAACTGGAGGTGCCATGTCCGCATTCACCTGACCAGGAAGAGTAGCTCCAGGGGTCGTGGCATTTACCTGACCAGGAAGAGTAGCTCCAGGGGTCGTGGCATTTACCTGACCGGGAAGAGTAGCTCCAGGGGTCGTGGCATTCACCTGACCGGGAAGAGTAGCTCCAGGGGTCGTGGCATTCACCTGACCGGGAAGAGTAGCTCCAGGGGTTAAAGCTGCAAGATCACTTGCGGCTGATCCGCTAAGGGCAGGAAAGCCGTCACCACTGCCTAGAGCTGGGAAACCACCACCACTGCCGATTGCAGGGAAACTGCTGTCACCGCCAAAACCAGCTTCGGCATCCGCACGTGCGTTATCCGCAGCATCTTGTCGGTCAAGTTCTGCAAAATCTTCTGCCGCTGACGCGCCGCCAGATGCGGAAGAGCCGCTACCGCCGAGTGCGGGGAAACCATCGCCACTACCAAGTGCAGGGAATCCATCCCCTCCGCCGAGTGCGGGAGAGCCGCCACCAAGAGCGGTTAAGTCATCTCGTGCTGATCCGCTACCTCCAAGACCGTCATTGCCTAAACCGCCATCGCCCAGACCGCCGCCAAGACCGTCATTGCCTAAACCGCCGCCGAGACCGTCATTGCCCAAACCACCATCTCCAAAACCGGCTTCGGCATCTGCACGTGCATTGTCCGCAGCGTCTTGTCGGTCAAGGCTTGCCAGGTCGTCTCTGGCGGATGTGTCACCAAGCCCTGAGTCGCCTACGGGGTTGTTGCTATTTGCGTTGGCGATAGTGTCTTGGATGTAGGCGTCAAGGTCGCTTCTGAAAGCGTCCGCGTTAAAGGTTGGACGCGCAGGTGTCGGCAGGTTTGCCATCATCTGGTCAAACCGTGACATCGGAGCAGGGGCAGAGCTGTACAAAGGTGGGTTTGGCCTGAACGTACTGCGATTCGTCGCAGGAGTAAAGGTCGACCTGGAGCTGGTCGTTGTTCCACGCATCACAGGGGCAGACGTTGTTCTTGAGGAAGTGAACACTGAAGGGGCAGGTGTGTTCCCCCTCATCACAGTGGTAGATGTGGCCCTTGGGGAGCGAGCGGCCGAAGTAGATGTCACGCCTCTCATCACAGGGGCAGACGTCGACCTTGGGGCGCTAAACACTGAAGGGGCAGACGTGTTTCCACGCATCACAGGGGCAGACGTCGACCTTGGGGCGCTGACGGCCGAAGTAGGCGTTGTGCCTCTCATCACTGGAGCGGAGGTCGACCTCGGAGCGCTGAAGACCGAAGGGGCAGGTGTGTTCCCCCTCATCACAGTGGTAGAGGTGGCTCTTGGGGCACTGACGGCCGAAGTAGGCGTTGTGCCTCTCATCACAGGGGCAGACGTTGTCCTTGGGGCACTAAAGACTGAAGGGGCAGACGTGTTTCCACGCATCACTGGAGCGGATGTCGACCTTGGAGTGCTGATGGCCGTGGTAGGCGTTGTCCCACGCATCACAGGAGCGGAGGTTGTTCTTGAAGCTGGGGCCGGCGTAGTTCGAGCTGGTTTAAGACTGTCTCGATGCGCCTGCTGCCGAGCGTTGAAATCGTTTCTCCATGCCTGCTGCCGGGCATTGAAGTCATCTGTCTGTTTTTGCCGGAACGCTGCTGCAGCTCTTTCGCGAGCAGCGGCATCGGCCCTTGTCTTAGCCTGCTGCTCCTGGAAAGCACGCACCCCAGCGTTGTTCTTCAACATGTTGTCCCGGGTCTTCTGAGAAATCCCTGGGGCGTTCATCTCGGCTGCTGAATAGATTCTCTGGGCCATACCGGTTCCTGCCAATAAGTTGCCTACATTTTACGGCTCAATAGTACTCCGGCACAAGCTCCCGCTTTTCACCTTCCTCGTTGTCGTCGGTGGCCAGGCTGATGAAGTTGCCGCGCCGGAATCTGTCCATGGCCATGGTCGTGCTGTCCACCATGTCGTCGTTGTCGCCGTTCGGGAACGCCGCGCATTCTTCAACAAGAAGCTCAGCCCACTCCGTGTCCGGGGCCCAGACCATCCCGGCCTCGAACACAGGGGCCACGGCGTTGGCCCGCGCGATCTTGTCCGTGCCCGACCTGCGGCCTCCTGGCGAGTACATCGTCACAGGGATGCTCATCCTGCGCAGTTCCTGCTGCAGCGGCGTGCCCGTGGCCTTCGCCTCAATCAGCACGTTGTCCGGCTGCCAGTGGTCGTACTGCTCCTTCGCAATACGCTTGAGCTCTGGGAAGTCCCACCTCCCGCGCTTGACGTCAAGCAAGATGATGGACGCCCCCGAGTCCTCGTTCAGGTAAAACACACCCCAGGTCGTGATGACGGAAAAGTCAGCCGTCTCCTTCTTGGAGTAGGCCGTGTCCATGGACTGGATGATGTAGTTCACCACAGGCGGATCGTCATGTGGCCACACGCGCCACCACTCCCTTTTCAGAATAGCGCCCTCGTCGTTGGTGGGCTGCTGCTGGTACATCGCGTTCCACTTTTGCACCGACAAAGTGGCCTTGACGCCCTCAAGTTCTTCGATCTTCCAAAAGCCTGGCCACAGGGGTTTGCCGCTCGGCATGATGGCCGGAAACTCAATCACCTCCCACTGGTCCGCGTTCCGTGATTTTTGCGCCTTGAGTAAGCGCGCTGTCAGGTCCTTCGTCCCCCAGCGCGTCATCACGATCACGATCGCACCGCCTGGTTGCAAACGCGTGCGCGGGCCAGAGATGTACCACTCCCAGGCGTTGTCCAAAGCAAGCTCACTCATCGCGTCCTGCTCCGAGTGCGGATCGTCAATGATCAAGACGTTCGCACCACGACCGGTCATCGCACCGCCCACACCAACAGCAAAGTATTCCCCGCCCTTGTTCGTGTCCCACCGGCCGGCAGCCTTTGAGTCCTGCTTCAAGGTCACATCTGGAAAAACCTCCTTGTAAGTGTCCATGTCCATCAGGTCACGGACCTTGCGGCCAAAGCGCACGGCGAGCTCGCTGTTGTGCGTTGCTTCAATGGCCTTGGTGCTTGGATCGCGGCCCATGAGGTACGCAGGCAGGAGGTAGGACGCGAATTCAGACTTCGTGTGCCGGGGAGGCATGTTGATGATCAAACGCTTCAAGGACCCAGCGGCAATGCGGTCGAAGGCCTTGGCCATGATCGCGTGGTGCTCACCAAGGATCGCGTTTGGCCAGACGTAGCGCACGAAGTCCAGGAAGCTGCTCCTGGCCTTCTCTTGCGAGTTAAGTTGTGCGAGTCGGTACTCAAGGCGCAGGCGGTCCGCTTCGATGTCGTCAGGGATCATGATTGTTCCACGTGGAGAGTTTTGTCGTCCGAGTGTAGGGTCAGATGACATTTTCGGCAAAGCCATGTGACTTGGAGCGGTTTGCTGTAGTCGTCATGATGCTTTTGGGCAGAAGGGTCCTGGCACACGGCACAGGGTTCAGGAAGAAGTTTTCCCCTGCGCTGGTACACGTTGGCATAAGCACGGGCCACGGACCGCTGGCGCTGATCATCGGGAAGGTCCGCGTGCCGTGGTCGGTTGTCCCTGGCGTACGCAGCATGGCACGCGCGGCAGTAGCGTTGGGGTAGCCGGTCATTCGGACCGTGGCACTTGGAGCAGGTTGTTTTCATGGAACGAATTGTTTCACGAATACAAAAAAATTGCAAGGCAAATCGGTTTACAGGGGAAGGGGGCCCTTTTTCCTGCCGGGGGTCAAAAAGTGTTTCACGCAGCACATACCGTGTGAAACAGGGCTAAAGCCCGCGACGCCCGCGACCCGGCCCGTTTTTTGGGGCCCGGGGTGGGTGGGTACTCACTTACGCGCCAGGGCGCGCGGACCCTGGACCACGGCCCACGGATCGCGGCCACCGGCCACCAGGTCCACGGCTCGCGGATCGATGCCCCTGGATCGCGGACCATGCACCAGGTAACGGCCACCAGGCGGCCCGGCTCGCGGCCACCTGGTCGAGCGGATCGCGGCCACCAGGGCGCGCGTGCTGCAGCTGGTGCAGCGAAACATAATGCCCGCACCAGGTAGCGCGCCGGATTATCAATAATCGTTAACGGGGCACCAGGTCAACACAAACACAAACACGGCCACCGGCACACGGTACGCGCACCACGCACCAGGGAGCGGCCAGGCGCGGACCCTGGGCAGGCCTGGCCACCAGGCGGTGATCGGGGTTTGTGGCCAACATGCCACCAGGTCCAGGGCGTCCGGTACGGTACCGGGCACAAAAAACCCGGCGCGCGGCCGGGTTTGTGGAGAGTTGAAAAACGACCGGGTCAGTCGATCCCGACCTGGGCGGCGCGATCAGCCAGCAGCCGGTCGGCAGTGGCCATTGCGTCCGCTCGGTCGTCCGTGAAATATTCGGCCAGCAGCTGGTCGTCCTGGTCGATCAGCTGCGCACGATATTCTCCGAACTCAGACGACCAGGTGACACGAAACCGACCGACCCCAGGGAAAGCCCCTGCGTAAACCAGGCGGCGCGCGCTCACGCTGCCACCTCGACCAGGTCCAACAGGCCACCGGCCAGGGTTTCGAATTCGACCCGGTCCGCTTGCCAGGGGATCGAGCGCGCGTACGCGGTCGCGCCGGTCACCGCGTCCCAAACGGTCTCGATCGGGCGGCCCTCGTCCAGCATGTGCGCATGCTGCACGCGAGCGGCCACGCGCGGCCCGAACCGGGTCGCCAGGAATTTGTCGACCTTTTCGAGTTTTGTGGTTTGCGCGCTGCGCAGGACCCCGGACACATTGGCCGCGCTCGAACGGGAATATTCCAAAAGGGCCGGGGTTACCTGGTCGATAAACTTATCCGGCGCGCTGGCCGTGTGCCTGATGCTGAACTCGTCCAGCTCATGCGCACCCCACACGATCCGGTTCGCGCAAACATAGTCAAACAGGAAAGTCTTAACGCGCAGCGCGCCAGCTCCGACCTCGCTGTTTGTGACGAAAAACCCGCGCGCCAGGGTGCCGGTCTGGCCGTCCCGGCGGCCCGGTAACTCGATCCGGTTTTGCTCGTCCGCCAGGAAAACAAACATGTCACGGTCACCCGCGAACAATGTAGTGTTTTTACGGTCGACCTCGACCAGGTTACCGAACACCCCAGGCACCCGCCAGGGGCCGGTCGCACCGTCCCCGAACCGGTCGATTAAGGCGGCCACAACGTCACCGTCCCAAATTCGGCCGTAGTTCGGACCGGTCACCGCGCGCAGCTCTGAACAGCCGTTACGGGACAATAAAACCCCGATGTCTTTCGCGTCCCGCTCGACCTGGAACCCGTAGTTCAGACAATCGGCGGCCAGGGGCGCGGGTAACTCTCGCAGATATGCACCAGGCGCGCCGACCAGGTTAGCGGCCTGGCCCATGGCCCAATGGGTCGGGGCGTACGCATGGCCGTTGGGTCCCTCAATCACCAGGCCCTGGTTATCGTCAGTTGGAACCGCGCGCAGACGGCGGGACGAAACCACGGCGGCCCGGCTGATCGCCTGGCGGGTCACCATGGCCGCATGCATCTCATGCAGGGAAATAAAGCGCTCTTCGGCGGGGCGTGTGGCCCATTGGGCGCTGGCTTGTTTAAGTGTTGACATGGTTTGCTCTCTTTCTAACTTTCTGAATTACCGGGAAACCGTCCCGGCGGCGGTGTTTGCATTATTACACACAAACAGAAAACAGGTTAACGGTCGCGGCCCAGGTCCCCAACGATATGGTGGCGCAGCAGCGAACCGGGCGGTAGGGATCGAGCGAACCGGACCACGGCGGCCGCATCATCCGGCGCGCCGGTTTTGCGGGTGCTATGCCAAGCCAGGGCCACAGGGCCGCCGGTCCCGTAACATCCCCCGGCCTGGTCCTGGCCGACCAGGCGCGCGGCCTGGCCATGTGCCACAAACACAACTACAAAATCACGATCACCGCGCGCACACAATGGGCGGCCGCTCCCACAATCGGCGCAGCTGAAATTATCGGAGAGTTCCGCCGGGCACTGCACAAACCGGACCCCGGCGGCGGTATATGGCCACACGGTCCCGGCCGGGGCAGCGACCACGGCCGGGCGGCCAATGGCCACGGCGGCCAGGGCCTGGTCGATTGTGTCGCAGCTGGCATTAATCACGGTCTCGCCAGGTGCCGGGGTCGGCAGGGTTTCGGCGGGAAAATGAGAATAGGCCCAGGCCTGGCCACGTGGCGGCACGGCCTGGCGGACGGCCGCCAAATAATCAAGGTCGACCAGGTCCGCGCCCTGGTCGCCTTTTGGGTTCAGCGGGCAGCTCTTCGGGCAGGTGGCCAGAGTTTGATGCTGGCCTGCGCGGTAGGTGACCGCGATCGGGCCGGTTTTACGGTTTGCGCTAATGCGTACGGTTTTCAACATGTCAGCTCTCTTTCTATCTTTCTATTCCAGGTGTCCGACCTGGCGCGGTGTTTGTGATTCTAACATGTCAACACACAAACATGTCAACACTCAGCGAACAAACACAAACAAAAAACCCGGCACGGTGGCCGGGTCAGGTCGGGTCCTGATCGGTCAGGCCAGGTCGCGCATATCGCGCAGCTCGTCGGCGATCCGGCGGTACTTTTCGAAAAGCTCCGGGAAAGCTCCCAGGATGCGCGCCTGGTTGTCACCGTCCGCGCGGAAATAAGCCAGGGCCAGGGCAGCAGCAAAACCGCCGCCCATGTCTTCCATGGTCTGCGCTGCGCGGTGGTTCCAGGTCGCGCGCTCTTTAGGCAACATCAGCGCATAAGGCTTGAGGGTTTCGGCGGTCATAATTGGGCCCCTTTCATGGCGGCAAGTTCAAGGCGCGCGGTCTCTGCGCAGCAGTACCAAGCGGTCGGGGAAATCAAAGCGCGCGGGTTGTCTTCGGGCATGCCGTCCGCCAGGACCTGGTCGGCATAGCGGCGGATTGATTCCAGCACAAAGGCTTGCATCAGCGGACCGGCCGGGCTAGCCGTCATTAAAAACTGCACTTTCTGCGCGTTTGTTTTGTGTTTCATTGTGGCCACCTCATGCGCGGATTGAAAAACTGTTGTTCTGGAAAAAATCCCGGATCGCTTCATCGATGTCCAGGTTTTCGGTCAGCTTGTCGGAGTCGATCTCGCTGGCCAGGTCTTCCAGGTCGATGTCTCCGGCTATGTCGCTCAGCTGGCTATCGGTCAGCTCGGCCGCCAGGGTCGAAACGTCAATATGTCCGGCCATCTTTTCCAGCTGGCTATCGGTCAGCTCTCCGACCAGCTCGGACATGCTCAAATGCTCGACCAGTTTGGAAAGGTCGACATTTTCGGCCACTGCAGCCAGGTCCAGCTGGCCAGTGACCAGCTCGGCCCGGATCATATCGCGCACCATAGGGCGCAGCTGCTCGGCCAGGTCTTTTACAAGGGCTTCAACAATGTGTTGCATGTCTTTCTCGCTTTCTAGGTTACGGCTCTGCGAAGTGCTCGGCCTGGTTGCATTCTAAATCTACTTTTATCAACTCGTCAACCGTCCCCGCCAAATATTTTTTGGAACAGCCAAAAACTGAACAAACGGCGCACCATGCTGCCGATGTTAGATTGTTGTCGTTCGCTATCTGGGGTCTTGGGCGGTTGAAGGCGCGCCTGTACAAGGCGCTGTCGGTCCCGCCTTCGCATGCAGTCATCCTTTAAGAAGTTCAGCTGGGATTTCCACGGTGTCGCCCAGCTTGCTAACAACATAGCAGCGCATAGCGGCGACTAGGGGTGTCGGGCCGTTCTGCATAGCCAGGCCGCAAGGTGCAGGGCATTCTGCTTCCCACAACGAGTCATTAACACAGTGCAGATCAATCCACTCCCGCTCAATAAGCGGACCGCATTCTTCCCAGCGGGTCGAGTATTCAGGGCAGTTGTCATCAAACCCATTACGCACGGGGAACCCTGTGCACTGTGCCACTGCCCAATCAAGGGCTGCACCTGTCAAATCGGATGTCCTCATTTGTCGTCTCCCTGCGCCTCGTCTGCGTACATTTCCCAAGTGCTGTAATCCACCTCGTACCCTTTGCCTTCAGTCACTGCATCAATAGCGGCTTCTTCGCTTTCGGCCTCTACCTCATACACGTAATCGCGGCGCACGGTGACAATAAATTTTTTCATGTCTTTCTCTCTTTCTTGGTTGCCTGGGACGTCCAGGTGTTTGTGATCCTAGCACAACTGTCGCATACAAATCAACTGGCCACTAAAAAATTTCTCAACTCAGCCCAGCTGATCGCTGTCCAGGGCCACCGGGCCATCGCGGGTGTGTCGATGCCTAGGTTGACTAGGTCAATGGCTTGCTCCCCCGCATACAGTAGCAGTTCGGACTTCTTCGCGTGTGCGGTCCCGGCCGGTTGATACTGCACCAGGATGTAGGTCGGGCAGCGCAGATCGGCATGCTTAATGTGAAATGCCACCTGGTGCGGTGACAGGTTAACCTTGCGGCCCCGCTTGACCACCTTAAGCTCGACCATGACAAAGTCGCCATGCGGGAATGCCAGTAGGCAATCCGGTATGCCCAGGTTGACCCTGGACTCAATTCGGGTGAAATGGCAGTTTGGGAGGTTTTCTTTCAGTCGCTTGTACAGGTTCGCTTCTGGTTTCGCTGCCATCGCCTTCTTCCTCGTCTGGTTCTTCCTCGATCTGCTTGGGCGTCACATCCACGATGGGCCCAGCTGAGCCGGCACCGTACAAGCGCTTGATCTCTTCGAGCTTGCGCTGCACCTCTTCTTTGCTCATGCTGTCAATGGTGCCGTGTCGGATTTCCTTGCGGTCGATGTAAATCGTGCCTAAGGCTTGGCCACGTCGATATTCAGCCTGGACGGCTGCACCGTATGCACCGGCCTGCAATGCCTGGTCGCGAATGACCTGCAGGTCTCGCATGTGCCGCTCAAAGGTTGTGCCGTACTTCTCGCCCAACTCGCGGCGGCGCTCCTGGATGGCAGCAACGATGTGCGGGCAAATCTCCGGATCGGTCAGCTCACGTGCCCGGTTCTTCGCCCAGGCTTCGCTGTACCCGGCACGCAAAGCAGCTTCCTTCAAGGTGACGTGGCCATCGCCCGCGCAAAACTCTTCGACAAATTTCCATTCCTGGGGCGTCAGCAGTTTGGGCTTGTGGGGCTTGACCGGGGCAGTCACACGGGCTTCGACAACAGCAGGCCTTCCACCCAGGCTTTTGCCGGCCAAAAACTTCTCGTCTTTGCCGGCCATCAGGCAACCCTCCACAGTCGCCAGCCTTCGCCGTACCGGCGGCAAGTAAACCTGGTGCCAGGATGCCTGCGCGAATACATGTAGGCGGCACTGCGGAGGTTCTTGATCCAGCCTTTGTCCAGGATCATGAAACTGTCGCCGACGGCCATGTCAGGGAATGGGTAGCGCTCTCGGGGATCGACGCCACCAGGCAGGGGGATGTTCTTTTCGATGTTCATGCCCACATTGTGCAACAAATCTACAGCCAACGCCACCAAGGCCCTCCAGAGGGCAAATTCAAAGTTTCCTATAGACTTTTTTAGACCAATGTATGTTTTTATTTTTTCAAAAAGTCAACCCGCGCGCATTTTATGTGAATTACATCTCTTGACTATGTGTAATTAACCGTGTTCTCATAACTCATTGATTTCATTGAACTATTACACCATTACATCTATTACACCAAATCTCACAAAAAAAATAAAAAAAACATGATGAGTCAAAAAAAGTCTATACAAACCCCAAATCACCGCAAGGCCCGTGGTCCGCGCACCTTTTACCTAGGGTAAACCCCTATTACAATGCCTCTTGACACATTGACAGTTGACATGTTATAGGGTATAATGTAGGTGTCAGCTAGAAAAGTTGACAACTGTTCTTTAACATTTAGAAAGTGAGAAAGTATGAGCACACATAATCGTGTCTGGATCGAGCTCGACCCACCCCAGCCTGGCCATCCCGAACAGGGCTATGCCCGAGCGGAGGCAGCCACCAGGATGTTGAACAAACTGGGCGTGACCCGTGGTGAGTACTCCGTGGTCTGGTTTGATGAAAGCAAATGGCGCTATGCCTTTTGCCTGGACTCAGCCGGCACCTTTGTTTTGGCCGATGACCATGGCCAGTGGTTCAATCTTGACAAACTAGCTTCTTGACCTTCAACCCCGCCAGCTGGACCCTGGCGGGGTTTTTTATTGCAAGCTCATCCCCAGCGCTTCTTTGTGTTCCCCGGCCAGCATCTTTGCAGCCACTTCCAGGGGCAGGAGGTCGCCAAACTCAATCTCCGTGACCTCTCCGAACTCTGTCGCCCGTGGGTCTTGAATCACGGGCCCGATGAGGGCGTACTTGACCCCACCGGCGGTGATGATCACGACCTGGACCATGGGCCGTGACCCGAGGACCTCCAGGATTTCTTTGAGGGCGTTGGTCATCGGGGCACCTGCACCCATCCGACATCTGGACCTCCGTCCATGATCCCCAGGTCCAGGCAGAGTTTCTCGATGTCTGTCTCGAGCTTCTTGTTTTTTCTCTGCAGCTGGGTGACCTGGGAGGCCAGGGACTCCATTAAGTCGTTTTGGACCTCGATTCTTCGGCGCAGGCCGTTGATGTACTCCTTGGTCTCGACGCAGTCGATGGGGCGGGGTGGGTTTTCTGTTGAAAAGGTAGCGGGTCTCATTGTGTTTCCTTCAGTGTTGTCCATGCAGTTTGGTTGCACTTGGCGCATTGGTAATGATAGTGGTTGCGACCTGTTGTTGGGGTCAGCAGCCAGCGGTGTTGGCATTTGGTCATCAGAACCTCCCCCTGTAGAACTTGCCGATGACCTCGGCCAGCTCGTCTATGTGGAAGTCCCCGCCTTCGCCACTGGCCGCTTCAATCCAGATCATGCCCGGTCCAAGGCCCGGGGTGAGGACATAGCCGCCCAGGTTGATTTCAAAGCGCTCGCGGCCATCCTTGAACCCCTGGTCGTAGGCCACCTTGGCCTTGCAGGCATCTTCGATGGTCATGAGGGTGTACTTCTGGCATTCTTCCCAGACGTACTTGGCGTTTTGTTCGCCAATGACTTTCTGTTCTGCTTTGGTCAATTGGGACCACCATTCTGTGAATGTCATCGCAGTGTTCCTTGTGATTCGATTGTGTCGTTGACCACCTGCTCGTCGTCGCCACAGGCTTTCCAGACGGCGTTGGTCAAAACCCTATTGTTGTGCTCCAGACGCTCGTTCCGTGCTCTGAGCAGCTTGTTCTCTTGCTCGAGCTCGTCGATCATGGGCTTGTCACTCATCCCTCTTCTCCTCGATGGCCATCAGCCTGTCCAGTTCCGTGACCACAAAGGCTTTGAAATGCTCGGGCTCCATATCCGCTTGCTGGCCGATCATGGACAGCAAGATCATTAAGGTGTGCATGGCAACGGGAGGGCCTGCCTCTTCAAGCAGCGGCACCACCTTCTTGTACAGCGCATCCACGCCCAGGTTGTGCATGTTCACAATGTAATCGTGATCTTCATTCATATCTCTTCTCCATGTGTTCAAAAACTTCAATGGCAATGCGGGTGCATTCGCCGTGATCACCCTGTAACTTTTTCTCTAGCCATGGTGCAGGTCTGCCCTTGCGGTCGAGGATTTCCCAGTCCCCCGTGCCTCCTTCCTCCGGATAGCAGTACTCCGGCGGTCCGTTGATCTTGGCGGGAACATACGACTCCCAGTAGTTCACGCGGATGATGCAGGGGATGCCGCAGACGCGGGATGCAAACTCTGTCATGTGTTCCCCTTGATTTGATAGTCATGGAACACGGCACCCTTGGCCTTGTCCCCTACTGCGCAGTTCTTCACCCACACCTGCTTGCCAGACTTGAGCGTGCGCCAATGCCCACGGCGCTCGTGCCAGCGAGGGCTCGCATGCGTGCCGCCTTGGTCCTCGGACCGTGGTCTGCGAGGCTCAATCACTATCGTGGTCCAGTCGTATGTCGGCACCTTGCCCTGGCGGATTTTTTTCTCCCAGTTAGCACGCTTGGTGGGCATGTAGCCAATGGCGGGCTGCGTGTCTAGGGACTCCAGGAACCTGGCGATAAAGGCCAGTACCCCTGTTGCAGAGCCGGTACGATAATCAAGAATCGAGCCGTTCAGGTTCCGACACAAGACCCCTTCCTCTTCCACGACATAGGTGAAGGGTGTGGTGGGCTTGTAGGATTTTTTGTCCAGCTGCCAACCAACCACTGCGGTAACTTTTCCCACGCGGTTGGTCAGCAAGAGCACTTTTTTGTCCTCGTAGGCGCACACCAGCGCTGTGAATGGAAAAGGCAGCGGCTTCTCCAGGATGTCGCCATCGATGACCTGCTCCGGCTTGTATACCGATGTCATGTCGAACCATTGGTAGTTGAGGGCTTCTTCAGGCTCAAGGCCCACCATCTCTTGAATCAACGGGCTCACAGCACCACCCCCTTGGCGTCCTGCACGAACAGGCGTATGCGCTCCAGGATGGCGTCGTGCTGCTTGAGCTTGAACAGCCTGTGCAGCTCCTCGACAAGCGACTCGCCGACAGTGATGCCACGCTCCTTGCACAGTTCGCGCAAGTCATCGTCTGTCAGGTCATCGGTGCTGATGTCCACGTCCACTTCGACGGTGGTTGAAAGAAGGTGTCTGTTCATAGTGGCATGTCCCCGTGCCATGGTTCGTCAGCCATGCGCTTGAGGTTGAAGATAAACCGATACTGCGGGTGCACCTTGACGAACAGGCGCGCGTAGAACGCAATGTGGTTGTTGCAAATCTTGAAGTCCTGGCCAGTGGTCTTCATCGCCACTTCCCAGCGGATGCGGTTGATGATGAGCCAGTGGCTGATCTTCCTGTGGCCGTGGTTGATGGCCTCCAGCGTGAAGCGCTCAAAGTATTCCCACACGGCCGGGTTGGCCGCGTTGAACTTGTTGAACTCCCGCTGGCGCAGGTGGAATGGGGTGTTCATGCTCACAGCGGTGCCTCCTCTGCGTCAGATGGATAGACCGGCCCGCTCGGGGCCCGTGGTCCGTGATACGGGGGCAGTGGAAAGGGAGGAAATGGCCAGGTCATGACTGCTCCTCCCCGGGTGAGTCCACACGGAACCCGTTCAGCGAGTCTTCCCACTTATCGCAGGTGACCTGGGACACGGTGTACTTCAAGTGGTTGCGTGATTCGCGGTTCAGGCACATGGCCTGCACGGGGCCGGAGCCCTCGCACTTGGCGAGCATGTCGGACCAGAACCAGCAGTCCAGGCATTGGCCGACGGCTCTCATGATTGCTTCTCCTTGGTAAAGGCGTCCAGCAATGGCGTGCCGTATGTGTACTTTTCTTGTGACTGCTCTAAAACAATCTTCTCCAGCTTCTCCAGCGCGATGTTTAGGTCTTCGTGCAGATACTCGGGAAGGTCTATCTTTGCGCTGAACGACCACGACTCCAGCGCGGACAGCAGCTTGATCAGTTTGATGGCGTCTTCTTTGCTCATGCTGCCACCTCGTCCTTGGCCAGGATGGACTGCAGGCCT